TTACGGACATCATTATCCGTCATTTCTTTAAAATATTCTTGTGCTACTAACCACGCAAAGATAACCAGACACATTGCCAAATCATCATTACATCCTTCTTCTGCCTCAAACGATTGACGTTTTTGGATGAAGGTAGTAAGTTCACTAATCATATCATAATCACAAAGGATTAACTTGTCATCCTCAATCAAAGTCTTTAAGTTACTACAACCAACTTTCTTGACGGTAACACTCATTTTGACACCAAGTTGTGTCTTCTTACCTGAAAATCCTGTGCCAACAATCTGACCAGCACGACCTCGCATAGAACACATCAATACATTCTCATACTCCAAATCAAACTGAATAATTGAAGCAACCTGATCGCCAATATCATTGACCTCTGCTAAGATGTACGCATTGTTGTACGCCTCAGCAGTTTCTACAATGATGGTTGGAAACATCATTGGTTTTATTTCATTGTTTCTATATTTGCCAACCACTTTGTATGGAAACGAAGTGATATCAAAAACGATGAAAGCAGAGTAGTCTTTCGAAACACCACGGGCAACGTCCACTGTAATTATGTAATCATGATCGTCAATAGGCATCTCATAGATATTGAGACTACCATTAGTTCTCACTGGATCCTCATAAACCATTGTCTTCAGTTTAGAGGGTGCGATAAGTGTATCAACAGATCCTAAGAATTCGCACTCAAACTCAACCTTAAACTGCTGCTCACTTGTGTTAGCAATAGTCTGTGCTTTCCACTTGGCATCCCTGCCGGGGACTTCTGACCAGTGAACTTCTGTAGCAATATAATCGTTCTTTCCACGCTCAGCGTCATGCCAATAACGGTAGAAGTGATTCATACCGTGTGGCGTGGACACCATGATTACTTTGGTGCTCTGTCCAGACGAGATAGTAGGATAAACAGAGGCAAAGAATTCATCAGCAATGTGGTTCGGGATGAACGCGAACTCGTCAAGAAAGATGATATTATAGGAACCGCCACGAACAGCAGATGCAGACGTAGATGCGGCGATAATTTTAGACCCATTCTCCAACTCCAAAGAACCTTTATTCCAAGCAATAATACCTTGCTGCATCCACTTTGGCAAATTCTCGTAAGCGAGTTGTAACCTTCCCAAAAGGTCACGAGCAGTAGCCGCCTTGTTTGCTAGAATAGCGATATTGACGTTATCGTTAAAGATAGCGTAGTGTAGTAGATACGATACACACGTTGTAGACTTACCAGTCTGTCGTGGCATCTTACAGATATTAAATCTGTTGTCATGAAAGTTATTGATTAACTTTTCTTGAAACGGATACATGTCAAATGGTACAAGACCGTGGTCAAGTGACACAATTTTAATATGTTTCCTAGCAAAATACACCGGATTGTTCTTACATTTGAGGAACTCAACAATCTGTTCCTCAGTGAAGTTAATCGGTGTATTTGCTTTTTTTAAATTTGGATTACCAAGATAGATGTCACCGGTCATAATTTAATCAGCAGTTCCACTTCCTAAGTGATTTATTAATTCTGCTATCAGGATCGTTAGCAGTCTTCTTACTAGTTAGTTTCTTTTTCATACCACTCATTCTTGCACAGAAGGATGCCCGTCTGGGATTTCCAACCTTCTTTGACGGTGCTTTAAGGTCAGATCCTGGATTTGCCTTTTCATAAGACTTTCGTCCTTTTTCGTTAAGTCCTCCTTCGGAGTTTTTTCCTGATTTTTTTGTCCATGCTTCTCCTTCATTTAACCCTTCCTCATCTGAGACGCAAACACTAACGATCTCCCTAAAATCACTAAAAGTGAGTAGTTCTGAGTCTTGGACATAACTCTCCTTCGGGTCGAACATGGCAGTGAAACCTGTAACTTTAGATTTCACACTTTGATATCCTTTTTTTACACCATCCTCAACACCACTTTTCTTCTTCTCCTTTTGCTTACCAGGTTCCTTTGGTTTGGTAGGTTCCTGTGGTTTGGAAGGTTCGGATGTGTTGGTTGGTGCTTTTGGTTCTGTGGGTGTTTGTGATTTCTTAGGAACACTAGGTGCCTGTTTGGACTGCATCCCAGCAGATTTTACGACAGAAGAACTTTGTGGTTTGGCAGATTTACCTACAACTTTAGATCCAGCAGCAACTGGTCCTTTCTTGACTTTGCCACCCACCATTGCCTTAGCGGCATCAGCAGTGACTGCCTTTCCTACCTTCTGAAGACCTTTCTTTGCGACTGCTTTTACTGCCATTTTACCAACAGCGGCAGCACCAGCAACTACAGGTGCGATCTCCTCAATATTTTCTTCCTTCGCCATTTCACGTTTTTTATTTTTGGCAGCGGTCTTAGATACTTCTCGCATCTTCAAAGCAAGACTGATTTTTCTACGCTTAGAATCTCTTCCCAAAGGTGGTTTTGTTTTGTCGATAACTCTTGCCAAATCTAGACCAATACTTTCATCGACAACATCTTCTTTTGCCATCTTTGTAGCAGTGGCATACATCACCGATTTAGCGTCGTCGCCATAACGTCCTTTAAAGTCACTAAAAGATTTCTTCATACCTTTGATGTACTTTTCTTTTTTGTTGTCTTCACCTTTAGTGAGACTTCTTTCGTCCAACATAAAGGAAACTATTTGCTATCATTATTTAGAAGACCTTGCTTCAGCATCTTCTGTAGATCAGCAGTACTACCAATAAACATGGTATTGTTTACTGTCTTGGGACTTTGACCACCCTGTGGTTTTTCTAGGTCTTTCATCTTTTTCTGAAGATCAATCAACTTATCAGTAACGTCACCAACAGACTTGATTAACTGTCCAGCAACCTCAAACGCACGAGGATGCTGACTATCTTGTGCTAGTTCTAGGATGCCATCAACTGCTTCCTGACCCTTATCAATTAATGTATAGAGTTGTGCTCTACTATATTCATAGTCTTTTTCGGGATCATCGTCTGGTTTGACAATCGCTTTAGGTTCTTTAGACTTCTCAACTATTTCTGCTTTCACGTCAAGTGCCTTATCGATAGCGTCAAATTGCTTATCCATCAGATGTCAGTTCCTTGAGAAGGACTGTAAGATTTTAGATCGCCAAAGAACTCAACATCGCTGTCAAAACCAAAGTCGTCTCCGATCTCAATCAAAGCGTTATCATTGGCATTAATTAGATTTAAAACATCACCAACATCATGTGTGACAATCTCTGTACCATATTGTCCACGAGATACGATTACATTTGTATTGTCGATCTCCTCAACACGCATGACCTCTTTGTTGACCTGAATAAACTGGTACTGGACAAGAGCAGCAGAACTTGTTACCTTGAGTAGAGTCTGCTTAGGATTGATTTCTGCTGTCAATGTTGCTGTGCTATCAGAGTTGTAATCCTCAGTAGCAGTCGGAACAACTGAGTATCTGACTTCTCTTGGACCACGACGTGTTGTGGTGTAATCAATCTGAACACGCTTGATAAGACCACCAGAAGCATCTGTTGGGATCTCGCTATAGAAGTATGTCTTAGCAGTAAAGTCTAGTTCGTAAACAATAGCACGACGAGTACTGAAGTCACCTTCATACTCATCACGGAACTGGATATTGTTTAGTGTGAATGGAATATCCTTCTTCTCATCATGACCCTCAATCATCGTCATAGTGACGTTGTATGCGGGTTGGAATGATGGTAGGATTTGCTCTAGGATTTGTAGAGCATCGTCCTGAATTTTAGTAGCAAAACTTAGACGGAACCCAATATCATATGGGACCGGCATGAAAACTCTTTTGATCTTGTTCTTACTACTGTCTGGAACAAGACAAAACTTTGTAATTGGCGATGCCTTACGAGAAGGATCGTACTGATATTTTACGATCTCAAATGACAATCTTGGCAACGTGATTGCTGCGTTGCGATCAAAATTGGGTTGCTGCTCAGCACGAGCAAGAAACTTCTGAATAGGACCATAAGCGATTGGCACTTTGATTGTGCTGATCGTATTATCTCCCTGCTTATGCTTTACCGAGATGTTATTAAAAAGCGTGCCAAATGCTATGACAGTCTTTCTAATAGTCTCGTTATAAAAGTAATTACCAAACATTAGACTTCACCAAAAGGATTTTGCTCAGTAAAGTCCAGGATCGCGTCTGCTTCTGTTTCGATCTCCTGGTTGTCTTCGTAAGCGTCATCATCGTCGTAGTTAACGTTATTTAGACGATATGCAATTGTCTCACTAGTAGACTTAGCAGTTCCCACAATGAGTTCGCCGATTTGGAACTTGCCAGTGAGGTCTTTTGCGGTAAGTTTTCCTGTTGGTTTGTTCCAAGTTGTGGCGTATGCTGTTGTTCCAGACGACACCCCACGGATAGTATCACCATTAAAGAATGTGCCTACACCAACGGTACCGGCAGCACCCACGGTAATAGTGGGAGCAGACGCATATCCATAACCAGCATTGGTAATTTGGATTGTGGAAAGTTTTCCGTCTCCCTGTAGAATGGCAGTAGCAGCAGCACTAACACCACCAGCGGGCGGAGCACTGAAAGAAATAATTGGGGGTACAATATAACCGTCTCCCTTGCTGGTAAGTGTGACAATACCGACGGCACCAGTGGTAGCAATGCCCACTTGGAGTTGAATACCTGAACCCTTACCATCATCAGTCTCAATACTGATGGCAGGTGTAGATGTATAACCAAAACCAGGGTCTGTAATCCTTACAACTTCTAGAGATCTAGTTCCATTACCATTAATAGTTGTAATACCAACAGCAGTGGCAAGTCTACCTGTTACTGGTGGAGAAATTCTAATCGTTGGATCTGCTGTGTATCCTGTACCTTCATGAATAATTTTAATTTCATGAACACCACCATTAACAAGACTGGTAATTGCTGTGGCGGTTGTACCAACACCTGACAAAGTTAGAGTTGCATTATATCCAATTGTTTTAAAGTCATCATCAATTGCACCAATACCCGTGATGATTTTTTCATCTTCGTATTCGAAGGGTTCGCATTTCAGCGTAAATGTATAATTTTCTTGTAGTTGATAGAAGTTACTTTCATGCTCAACATACTTTACTTCGAATAGGATATCTCCTAGCGGAAAGTAAATACAATCTCCTTCCAGTGGTCTAACTGGAACACTATCAAGTCCAACACCACCACCATCCCTTAGGATAGGTGTAATATATTCCTCAAAACGCTTCTGTGAGATGATAATATTCATCTCAGCAGTGGATCTTACTCCAAACTTAGTCAATAGATTGTGGTTGTCACCAAATCCTTGGTAGTTCTCAATATACCCCTCAAGAGGAAACGACTTCTCAAAACGTGAAGATGTTACTTCACGCATCACAGTTTTTCTATTGACAAACGTGCGTGGCATATAGACAAACTCGATACCATGCATACGAATATGTTCGTCTACAAGTTCCTGTACGAGATTTTGCTCTCCGTTTGATCCCTGAGTAAAGAATGGATTAAGCATTAGCCAATCATATCCATAGGTGGCAGTTCATATTCATTACTCATCTTCTCTTCTAGTGCTTGTAACTCATTGATACCATCCTGATAGATCTCACGACCATTCATCTCAACACCACCGGGTAGTTTGACACCCTTAAACTTCATCATATTGGCACCCCACTGCTTTTTCAGTAGAGCAGTGAAGTATCTTTTCAGGAATATATCATCATATACCTTAGTATATTCATTTGGATCAAGAACACGATAGCACTGAATAATTAGATAATCATCTACGTCCATGCTATCGGCATCAGTGTCAATAAATAACCTATTTTGTCTACGGTTAAATCTAATTTGTTTTTCAGGACTTAAAATAAAATCAAGATCCTCAAGATATCTTTTAGTCATAGTATACCCCAACAATTCTACCGAACTGAAGTTGTACATCTCATTCAAAAACAATTGATATTGCACGCTAAACATGTTCGTGCTAATTGTACTATTATTAAGTTTCCATATTTTTTCTATTCCAATAACTGCATCGGGTATCTGAATAAAATTTTGGGTCTCTTCAAATGTAAAGGTAGATATACCAACTCCAGTTGTTCCAACACCAGTGATATTAGCTGTTGTGGATGTTGTAGTAATGCCAATAACATTACTGTCTCCTCTTCCACGAACAGCATTTAAGAAATTTTCACCAATCTTATATTTCAGGTACATCAATTCTACCCCATCCATGTGGCGGTTCTGATACATCTGGATGGCATCATCTACAAGATCTTCAATTTGCTCATCGGCAACATTAATCTCCAAGACAGGGTAACCCAACTGCCTCTTGGCATAATTAACCAAATCCAGTCTTGAAGCAGGTTTAGCCATATTTAGTCCTACTTTCCTTTATTTATGAACGTCTTACGACAACATCTAACTCGTCACCTAAATCTAGACCAGTTATAGGGTTGATAATTGTTATAGCAGGATTGCCAATAGTCCAATCAACTGTTCTTTGTAATAAGACACCGTTCAAATATACTTCCATATTATCCGAAGATGTATCGGAGTTTGATGGAGCAAATGATGATTGACCAGCAATAGCAGTTAGTTGGTCTTCTGCTTGATCCGAACAAATATCAACCTCATCACCATCAAGACAAGCTTCAGTCAAAACAACAGCAGAAGATGCCTGATAGTCAATATCTCTTCTAAGCCTGACTCCATTGAGAAAAACTCTATAATTCTTAGCGGCAGCAAGATTACCAGCAAGCGTAAATGTTGTTTTGTTCTGTGTTGATGTAAAAAATTCTTCTTCAAAGGTGTGACCAAAATAGACATTGATCTGTACATTATCACCTGCGGTAAGTCCAGAATTAAAAGTTACTGTTCGTGGTGCTGATAATTGATAATCATTAGAAGCACCTAATCTTTGTTTGACACCATTTATACTTACCTGTACAGAGAATGCAGTTGCCTGTTCACCGTCATTAAATACATTGGGTGCAATAAATGCAGTTTGTCCTTGGGTTGCTTCGGTGTTAGATGTACTAATAGTTGTAGCACCACCTACAGCACCTGAACCGCCTGAGAGTGTCTTGAAGGATAGTGAACCATTTCCGTCAGTAACCAGTGCCTGATCTTCACTCCCGTCGCTTGAGGGGAACGTAAACCCTGATATAGTGCTTATACCACTAGAGTTTATGTTGCCAGTAACACCATGATTTGCAGTTAGTGTTCCAGCAACCGTTGAGGCACCTGATACATTAATATTATTTACTTCAAAACCTGTTGAATGTAAATTTTGAGTATGAAACTGTAGTCCCTGAGAATGACCTAATGTTAGAGCAGTTCCAACTTTAACTGTATTATTAGTGCCATCTAATGTAAGTGAAGAGGATCCAACAGTAAGAATACCGACAATCTTTACATCACCAGAATATGATAATCCTACTCCTACACCGGTTTCTAACCATGGGTTTACAGTTGTCGTTGTTGTAGCGATACCAACGGAGAACTGATCTTTTACAATATAAACTTTTCCGTCGTATGAGTTTACTGCTAACTCACCGCGTTCTAATTGTGATGGTTGGGGAACTTTTCCTACAACGGAGGAACGTTTTACCTTTATTACCGGATTTGCCATTATGCTAAAGAGCGAAATGCGTGTAAAGACACGTCTTGTATAAGAGGTATTTAGGTGCTATAATTAGTATGAGAAGGAGCATCTACTTGAAGAAACTTGTTATTCTTACAGGTCCACAGGGGTCTGGTAACCATCTATGGTCAAAGATCTTCTCTCTGCACGAGGATGTATTTGGTTGGAAAAGTCTTCTCAACAACTACTGGGAAGCACATCGAATATCAGAACCGTTTGCGGAGTGTTGGAAGAATATAAAATTACTAAAAGACTTTGACTGGGATCAGTCAGATTACTTCTTCACCAGTATCAGTGTTCCTCTAGGAATTAAAGGTCAAGGT